TTACATGGCTCAAGCCTTCCAGCTGTAATATCACATGACATATGTTTTTTATTTAGATAACTTGCTGGGTGTCAAGACTTTACAAGACACCCTTTAAGTTGATTAGTATTAATTTATTAATTTATTAAAAGACTATCCCGCGTAATAAACCACGTCTGCCCCGACGCCGATAGCCACAGCCGCCGTGAACCTCATTATAATCCTCACATTTTGTGAACCCGTTATTGGTGTTTGATCGATAACTCGGACTTCATTATAATCCGAAAGCAAACCTGTGCCAAAAAATAAATTGCTGACTTCAGCGGCAATCATAGTGTTGTCTGACATCCCTCTTGCCACGAAAACCGGAATTCCCCCAAAACTAAGGCTACCATTTGAATACCATTGAGTCCCTTTATTATCAGTACCTGCGCCACCTCTGTCAGAAACATTTTCAGTTCCAGCAACATTTAAAGTAGCTCCAAACCCCCCAAGGGCACGGATATATAATTTTGCGATTTTATTTGATACGTATAAATTTAGATCTTCCTTTCCAAAAAGTGTGTTTGGAATTAAATCAACTACGTCTTGCATTTTTTCAATAACATTTGCCGCAGTTACAGGCACAGCGCCAGCAACATCAATGACAGTTGCATCTGCCGCCGCCAAGGTTTCGATTCCATTATATTCGCCAGCCTGAGCGCCACCCAAATTTCCAGTCCATAAATTTATCTCATTTTGCGCAGCAACTTTAGAAGCTACATAACCGATTAAATAATCAGAAAATGAAGTTGGTAATCCATTATTATTAAAAGCTGAATAACCCATTTGTATGGAATTCCAAGTATTAATAAAATCCGACTTGCAAAGTTGCAAATTTACTTGAAACTCTAACGGTTGAAGTACCACCTCCGAAAGTGTAACGCTACTACTAGCAGCAAAATCACAAGAACCATCGGCTATAAGGTCGCCAGTAGCTATTTTTTGTATAATTTGCTTAAACTTGACGTTAGGCATAATTGTAACTCCGCCGTCATCTAGTGTCGATGCTGTTAAAAGTGCCGCGGAAATATATTTTCCTGAAAATTCCCCAGCATAGGTGGAATTTATTGTTACGGTAGTGGCTAAATCTGTTCTGTTTGACATAATTTTAATTTTTATATATTAATTGTTGTTAAATAATTTTGCGAAAACTCTGTCTTGAGTGTTCATTTGTCTGTTTTGTGCGTAGCTATTGTTGATGACTTCTGTTTTAGCTTCTGGATTGTGTTTTAGAACCTTTGAATTTTGTTCTGAAAGCTCAACTTCTTTTTGAACAGATGCTTCCACTTTGTCACTTTTTAAATCTGCAATTGCATCTTCTAAATTTTGAATTTTTTCTTCCATTTCTCTGAAAGAATCTTTAGTGACATAATTACCTTCGTCAGCCATTTCAACTTCTTCTTCAACTTCTTCTTTAACTTCTTCTTTGACTTCTTCTTTTACTTGTTCTTTCATTGAAGATATAATTCCATCTTCTTCAACAACAAGTAACATGTCATCGTCTTGAAATAAATACTCACCTTTTGGAACTGCGATTCTTTCATCCTCGTCAGTTACAATGAATACTTCTTTTCCTTCTGAAAACTCGTCGGCATAAAACCTCGTTCCATTTTCTAGAAGTCTTTCTTCCAATTTAATTTCCAAACCAAGTAAAGCTTTCACTTTGTTTAGTGTTTCTTTTGAGTTCATATATATATTTGTTAATTAATTACAATTATAATATAAACCAGTGTTGTTTATTCTTGTTGTAATTTGTCGAGATTTTCAGAGACTATATATCCGCTGTTGTTTTCTGGGCGCATAAAATCTTCAAAGTTTTGCCCTGTAGTTGAGCCAATACCTTGATTTTGCAAATCTCCATTGCAGCATTTAGAATTGTAGGTGTTATCTTTACAAAGACAACCTCTGCGACCACCTACAGGAGAAGTTCTACTTGGTGTCGCTCTTTGATTCCTTGAGTACATCTATAATATCGTTTAAAAGTTTATCGTCTTCATTAAGTTGATCAATTTGCTTGTCTTTCGGTCTTTGACTCATTTTATCCGCAAAAAAACCTTCAATACTAAATCCTTTTATTAAGTTCTTGCGCGCTTTTTCCCAGACAAGATTATTGTCGATTTTCATGGAAACCATCCATGTCCCTATGGGCATTTCTAAACCATACATTCTGCTTTTGTCATGCACTTCGCTTTCAACTAACCATGATTCAACAACGACCATTCCATCTAGTTTTTCTGATGCGTGTTCCATTGTTGCCTGTCCTTGATTTCCAGACTTCAGAAATAACTGGCTGGCTTTAGCAACCGTTTCTTTAGAAAAATAAATATAAAATTCATGATCGTCAGTCTTTCGATAAATCGGTTTATCGGGAATTAAAGCTGCCCCCATAAGCAATCTTTTTTCTTTGCTTACTTCTGCAAGTCTGATTTGCTGCTTGTCTTTAAGAGTAATAAAATTTTCTTCTATTGCAGGAGCAGAAACCACGCTTATGGCTTCAATTCCGCTGTATTCGTCATTTTCGTCAATAACTAGTTCTATTATATCCATTTTACTTGTTGTATTTTAATATAAACACGATTGCTTATATTTTGTTTTATTAATCTCCTAGTGTTGCGCCTTGAATAATGTTATTTGTTAAACTCTGGGCGGATGTAACGTCTTGACTTACAACAAACGCTTGAACTGGTTGATTCTGTGCTTCACCAATTGCGCTAGCTATTTGATTTGTGCCACCTTGTCCAACAATATTAAAACTTGGCGCTTGTGCTTGAGCTGAACTAATAGATTTTAAACCAGAAGTTCCGCTTGATCCTGTTGGTTTTGTAGAAGCAATTTTGGCAATGTTAACGGCGGCAAAACTACCAGCCAATCCCGCTTGAATAAATGGATATGCTGGAAAACCCGCAGTTATAGGACTCTTGTTTGCTGTAGTAAAAGCATTTTGAACACCTTCATAACCACTGATTGTTGCTTGTCCAATAGCCATTGCTTTTCCAATGCTACTTCCTTCGCCAGCAATAGACATAATTAAACCCATTGTTTGTTTAGCAATATCTAATTTCGCAGATTTAACGTCTTCGTCTCTTTTTTTATCGTTATCAGCATCAATGTCTTTGCCTTCTTGTATTTTACCATCCCAAAAAGCAATAATCGCCGCTTTTTCTTCTTCTGTAGCGTTTAAATCAATAAGTTCTTGCAATTCTTTTTCTTTTAATAAGATTGCTTTTTCTTCTTCTTTAATTGCTTTTTCTTCTTTCTGTGCTTGTTCAAATTCATCTTGAATAGCTTTTATTCTTTCAAGTCGTGTTTTTTCATCTGATTCTGCTTTATCAATTTCAGCTTGTTTTTCATCAATTGCTTTTTGCTTTTCAGCTTTTTCTTCATTTAAAGCAGTTGTAATTTGTGTTTGAAGCAGTCTTTGACTTCTTAGCTTTTTAGTATCTAATTTTATTAACTCAGCTTGTAACTGCGCCAGCTTGTCTTTGTCGGCTATAGTTGTCAAACCTTGTGCGTTTTCTAGGGCTTGCGCATCAACCAACAATTGTTTAGCTTCAATTTGTTTTTTAGTGATGTCTTCTTCAATTGCTTGCGCCTTTCTTAGTAGTGCAATTCTTTCTGTTGCTGAATTGTTAACTCTGTCTTCAGCTTGTAATCTTAAATCGTTTATTTGTCTGTCTGCTTCAGCTCTTTCAACAAGCAATTGTCTTTCAATGTGATGCGCTTTTTGTCTTGCAAGTGTAACTTTATTAATGGCATCAACTTCAGAAAGTGTTTCTTCTACAAAGCCAGTTACTGATTCGGAGACTTTGTCAATTGTGTTCTTGACTCCTGTCATTGTATCTATATAAGAGCTGCCAGCTTTTTTGGCATCTTTTATCGCACCAGAAAAATCTCCTTCAAATACTTTTTTAATTGCAGTACCTAAAAATCCAATTGTTTCTATTGCTGAAGAAATTCTGTTTGTAACATTTTCAACAAAAGCATCTTTAAAATCAATAATTGATTGTATAGGATTTTCAAACACGTTTATTATTGCAGAACCTAAGTTTGCTAATAAATCCAGAAGCTGATCAACAACAGCACCAAGAACAGCAAGACCACGTTGAAGTTTTTCTTGTCCTTCTTCACTTCTTTTAAATGCCGCAATAAGTGAAGTTATAATTAAAACAAAAGCACCTATTCCAGTGGCAACCCACGCAATTTTTAAAAGGCTCATTCCTTTAACAGCCGCTAAAATACTTCTGTAAAACGTACGCATTGACGTAATTGCTCCGCCAGTTGCTTTATCAACTAAACCAACAACACCAGTTAATTTGTCTTGCTTTTTTATTGTGTCTTT